GATAAATTAATATAAATTTTCAACTAGAAAATTAAATAATATTTTTAGTATTATAGGAATAAATTAATAAGTAAAGTAAGATAATAAAAAGTAAAAGGTGAAACAATGCATGAGATGGTTCCGGCGTTAAGAGTCGCTTTTTAGGCATAACGTTAACAACAAGATATAACACACACTATAGTCATCTTTTAAATCGTACTATAAAACCCAATGATTACTTAGGGGAATATAGGAAGGTGATCAACGATAATTTTAAAAGCGGGATCGGGCTTTATCATAAAAAATATTTAACGCAATTTGACATTGAAACACAATATGATAATTGTGAGTATTTGCAGAAAATATAGTATAAAATTAGCTCTTTATACAAGTGAGCGGATATCTGGAATCGGAGTTGATCCAGCAAGAGTAGTAGGATAGAATGAATTAGTTGGACCACCATTATACCAATAAGCACGGAAATCATCTCCAGCCACAACATGTAGCGAAAAGATTGCATCAGGCGTATTAGCAATAGGGATACCACCAGGATTAGGACCATTTTCAGTCGTTGAAATGACTAAATATGGTATGTTACGATCTAAACGCGGTGTATAAGATCCAACAGTAGTGTTGAAAGAATAAGCTGGCGGTAAAAGAGTAGTAGGCATAGTTCTAAACATAATAGAAGAATCAGGAAGCTCAACAATAGCCTCAGGTTGACTGTTGGCATCAAGAATATATTCTTGATTAGCACCAATAGCAGTCATTTGAAGAACTGGAGCACCTGAGATCATTTGAGTAGTTTGATCAGTTTGAATTCTAGGTGTAGTAGAATCTGGGTATGGATATTCAGGAATGTTATAATTAAAACTTTGAGCATCAGTAAGGGATTGGTAATTTGTTAAAGTAACAGTACCAGGAACATTAAGATACGGAAGATAAGTAACACGAATAGGATATGAACCAGTTAAATAACGAACAATAACACGAAGAGAACCATGAGCTCCAGCAAACATGGACATAATAAATGACCATTCTGCAGAATTAGTAAGAAATGTAGGATGTATAGGCATGACAAAAGGAACATTAGGATAATTGGCAATATTAGATTGTAAACAAGAATAATTACCAATAAAAACAGGTTTAAGAAGAAGTTCTTTAAGGGATTTACAATACATCATAGCACCAAGTCTGTTAGAAATAGAAGTAGGACCTGGAGCAGATAGACTGGATTGAGCAAAAGTGGTACGTTTATTATGATCTTGATAAAATCGCATATCACTAGACCAAGCATTAAAGACAACAAAATTAGTGGTGGAAGGAATACCAGCACCAACAGCAGTGGAAGAAACCAAATAAATAGCAATAGTACCAAGAGAAAATTCACCTTGTGGAGAAAGACCGATAGGATTAACACGATTAGTCGAAAGACGAAGAAATTCATGAACAGATTTAAATGGAACTTCTATATCAACATAACGATCATTGTTAGATGTATCAATGATAATATGTGGAACTGAACGAGGATCAATAGCACCAGTTGTAATTGAAGTAAGAGAAGGAACACCATAATGAATAGCAATTAAGATTTTAGATTGCTTAAATTTATTAGATGCAATAAGTAAACGATATTTCATAGTACCGCGCCAATATTGATAAAATGTAGAAAGATCTTGATAAGAAGATCCACCAGCAACATAAGAATTAGGAATAATAGGAGTTGAGAAAAGAAGAGTACCAATTGGAGTAGTAACATCCGTAAAGAAATTACCAGCAAAGTTCCATCGATTGCAATAGAATTCAAAATCCATTTCATCAGAGTCAATTCTTAAGTCTTTCTTCATAGCGCTATTAATAGCAATCATTTTAGAAGGATCAGAAGAATATCGAAATACATCAAGAACATTGACAGAAGAACAAACTTTTTGATAAGCTTTTCGTAAGAAAGACTCATGATTAGTAGTATCAGATGGATTGTCAAGACCAAACGGCAGTTTAGCCTCAACTGAAACAGAATCACCCATAATAACACTAGGAAGAGGAGCCGAACGGAAGGCACTCAATTGGGATAACAAGGAACCAAGTCCTTGCGTAATAGGATTACCAGATATAGTTGGCCCCATGTTGTTAATAACAGTATGTTTTTCTCCAAAAGAGAAAAGACCTTGAGCCAAATAATGCATAGTCTCCAGATGTTTAAGATTCATAATAGAATTATAAACTTGAAAGTTAAGAATAGTGGAAGTACCAGAAGGAACTTGGAGTTGCGTTAATGCAATAATTTCCAAATAAGCCCATGGTGGAGAAGCAGTATATCCAAAAGCAGATATAGAGCTATTAAAATGAGTATAAGGCATGTCAATAGTATAAGTACCATCAACAGAAATATCAATAATAATATGGGGTAAAGAAATAGTAGATAACAAAAGGGAAGCAGGAACAGTAGTACCAGGAGCTTGAGCTAAATAAGAAGTTGGAACAGGTTGTTTAATAGGACGAACAGCAGCTAACATTAATCCAGAAGATTGAGGATTACCGGTAACGTTAATAGTAAAACGCTGATCAAATGAACAAAAACGATAATCACGAAATAAACGAATAATATTATTGTTGGTAAAAGAGATATTAGAACCAATATGGGCAAGAGAGTCACCAATAACATTAGAAGTATTATAGACATAATTCCCAACATACATTGGAGTAGAATATATCTTGGTCATAACTTCAGAATGAAGAGTAGATAACTCAGCTAAATTAGGAGCAACTTGAGTTTGAAGGGAAGTAACAATTTGATTAGAAGAAGTAGCAGGAATAACAGAATTAAGATCATGCCCACTATCAACTTCACCATTAACTGGCTCGACGTTCATAGTAATACCATCACCACCTTGAGCAAAATAAATAGGATTACGGGGAGGAGTAGTTTTAGGTTTAACTAAAGAATAGAGAATAGCCATTGAAACAAATAAAGTAAATAAAGCATAAACTTCCGTCCGATCTTGAGGATTATGAAAATAATCGAGAGCATCAAAGGAAGATATGTTAAGAGCAGAAAGAGTTGAGTTAAGAACAGAAGGGAAATATGTATAATCACGAAAAAGGGTCATAGATAAACTAGTTATTACACTAGCGACAATTGGTTTAAGAGAAGTCATTGTTAAATAATTTTACCAGAATTTTAATTCATGTACACCAAGTTTGAACATATTGTCAAAATAGGAATACTCTGGTTGAATTGTGTTTGGGAAAGCGGCCAGAAATAAATTCAAATAATGATTATAATCATGTTCTCCATAGAAATAAATCATAGAAAGGAAAACACGAATATTACACATTAATTGATCGAGAGGTTGGGAATAATGAGATTTACGGACATAACAAATCATACTGATTAAGGATTTTAGGTCGAGTAACGGCTTTATCAGCAAACCATCTTTACGAAAACCTCTTTTCAAGAACGTAAGTTCAAAAAGAGACTGTATCGGTACAATTTCACCAGTTTTAAGTGAACTTGTGATTTCCATACAGAAGAAATCAATATAAGTAGAACGCATGGTAGTACGATTAAGAAAAGGTTGTAATTCTTTCTTGATGGCATCAATAGAATCGTCACCATAAATTTTAGTTTTAACATTTTCATCATAAAAAGCTAAATCTTTATAGGAAATAGGAACATTTTGCATAAACCAAATAAGGTGTTGAACAATATTACTCTCGGTATTAAAAAGAGCAGTCAACACACAACCAGATGGCATACCTTTATGTTTACGAACAAACAAATCACCAACAAGCATATAAGCATTAACCATAGTACGAACTAAACGAAGTCGCGCATGATCATGCTTAACACACCAATTAGGATCATTTATTTTGTACCAAGCGTTAACAGCCTCAGTAACAATATATAAAACATAAGCAAGTAAATTCTTGTCCCAATTAGAAACATCAGCATCAAAACCAGTTTCAGAAATAGCAGATAATTGATAAAACATATTACTCCAATCAAAAGATTCAGGATTAATACCAATACAAGAATGATGTTTGTTGCAATTGGAATGCATCATTTCAATCCAAGAACCAAAATACGCACGAATAGACAGCGTATATTCAATAGGAGGAATTTCAAAGACACGACAAAGTTTATTTTCTTTATCTAAACAATCCTTTAAAGACATAATCCAAATAACATCATAATACTTAGTTTCCCAAGAATTAATATATGTTAATAGAAAATGACGAAAAGAATCATTTCTAACACTAACTATACCATCATGATCATCGACGATAAATAAACTTTGTTTAGAAATACCTTTAGTACAATAAGGATAACCTGCAGATGTATGCAAGTCAATCGAATCCATTTTACCATTTTTATTCAAACTTTCATTTAAATCAAAGATTTTAGCTGGTTTATTTTCGTAATGTCTAAGCATGTAATCATAAATACGATCAACATAAGGAATATCCCTATTAACACAATCACTACCAAATAAACAAGCACCAACATAAATAGGATCTAAATCAGCACACTTTGTAGATGGAACTTTGGTAATATCATGAAACATTTGTTCAAATTGTGTTTTAACATAAGCAGTGTCACGATTAATATAAATTGGAGTTTCAAGTTGACCAAGAATCTCACAAGATAAATTTTGACAAAAAATCGAATATTGTTGACTTTTTGGAGTAACAGAAAATTTAACATTATGTTCAACATATTCAGTTTCTTGAACGTCAATTGAACGACGAATCATTTCTTGAGTAATAAAAATAGCTCCACCAGACATATCCATAGATGATCCAAGGACATGCATACCAATGATTTTCTCATTTAAAATAGCTTTATGTAAAACTATAAGAGAACCACAATCACCAGGTTGTGTTGAAGCTTCATACATAATACCATGATTAACATATAAACTACGACCAGGACTTTGTTCATAAGCAATAGAAGTTTTAATAGTTTTGATATTAAAAGATCGAACCATCTTCTCAGGCTTATTATTAGAAATAGTATTACCAATCATATTAGCAAAATCACCATCAACAACTTTATACAAGTCTTGCTCTTTAATAAATTTACTCAAAGTATCTCTACCTTGAGGAATCGATGTTCGACTAAAATCGTAAAGAGCACCATCAATAGATTCCATACCAGAATTAGATTTAAGAAATTTAAGTCTCTTAAAATCAAAGTCAACAAGATGTGAAACCTTATTAACAATCATACCAAGTTTATAATTATTCTTTTCAGTATTACTAATAAGCTTTCCTTCGTTGTTATAAAAGAAATGCTTAGGAAAAAGATAATGACCATCACAAACATGAACACAACTAACAAAATTAACTACAGAAACGGGTGGAATATAGAATTTGTCAGTATCATAACGTAATAAAGTACAACCAACAATTTGTTGAATAACATTATCCATACAAGCAATAGCAGATGGATCAGTAGTACCTTGTGCCATATATTGAGCAGCACAAGTTGGATAACATTCTTCAAGCAATTTAGAAACTTTAAAGAATTCAGGATTCAACTTAGGATGTTTAGTTGGATCCATGAATTGAGTATCTTCAGTAAGAACTTTATTAAATCTAACTTTCTTATTACTAACATCTTTCGATTCAGTGAAAGTAGTGG